CAAGCAGCTCCTCGGGGAACAAGACGGTCTCTGAATTCTGTGTGACCTCGGCTACATCACCACTAACCCAGTTCCTTGTGATGTAGCGAACCTTGGCACCGTCACTGTCAAGCGCCGGTGAGAAATACACCTTGCCGTCAACTAAGTGGTAATATGGTGTTGTCGAATTTCGAGCGGACACAAGCTCCCAAGTGTCTGGCGCGACTATCTGCTTTACAGGGCTAAATCCTGTTTTGTTTAGTCTCACGCTGCCCCGCTCGGACAATCTGTCAAAGTCAGTAGGTAAGGTTTCAGAGCTAACAGAACCATTAACAGTTAGCGTTACGAACATATCAGGCCACTCAGCCCGCGTTGAAATCTCCCTGCCTGCCTCATTCATCATGCGGCGGATCTGAACAGTGTCAAAATCGTTGTCACTGATCTGTGGGGTTGTTTTGGTCTTGTCTAAGTTGATACCAACGAAGACTTGAGCTAGAGCGGTTTCAATCGTCATCTCATGGTCCTAATCAGCTTGGCGCTAACGTCCACTTGGTTAATCTTGGCGACTAACCCTGTTGCGTAAGCTGTTATGACGCCCGCTTCATCGTACTTTTGTTCACGCATTAAAGCTTGAGCGCTCACAGCGGCTAGATAAAGTTCCGGCTCTTTGGTGAGTAGCCAGTTTGTAAAATTTGTGTGCAAGGATGGGATTTTTGCGTAGTAGTCCAGGCGCATATCCACATTTGTGCGCGTTGACTTGATCTTGCCGTTCAATATGGCAAAGCCAGTTTTCCGCTTCTCTATGACCGTCTCTAGGGGGATGTTCTTTTCCCTTTTGTCGCTATAGAAGGCCTCTCGAAGCTCCAGAAAGTCAGCAGGTAGATCGGCTGATCCTGTGCTGTCCAAGCTTACTGTCGCTGTCGTTATCATATCGGAAACACGAAGCTCGCGCTCCATAGCCTTCTCAGCGAAGCCCACGACTAATTCACCATGGGTCGCCAGATCTCGAACGCCCGTTCGATTTTCGGCCTCAACTATTAGAGCGGTGTAATCGGTTATCATAGCGGCCTATCAAAGGTTTTGAAGTGGCTGTGATCGCTTAGCCACTGGGAAAGGTGTTTCTGGTCGCCATTAGCGATAGGGTCTGCCAGCTCGTTAAAAACGAAGTTGAGAGGAATAGAGGCGACTCTTCGCCCCTCACCCCATCTCTGGCCCTGCGAAGCGTTGCGAGCCTCCTTATTGGCCGTCTCAATGTCGTCAACTGGGTAATCAGTGCGAATGACGGTCTTCTCACCGTCAAATAGCGTCCAGGAACAACGGCCTGTTGCCGCGTCCCACTCTGCAAGCTCCCAATCGCCGTCGCGGATCTTCATTAGGCTTTGGTTCCAAGCCCGCCATCACTGATAATCTTAGCGTCCTCTTTGGATACTAGGTGCGGATTGTCCTCAACTCGGCAACGACCCTCTTCTGTCCAGTAGTCGCGGAACAGGTTGACACTGACACGTCGAGCTTTAGCGTCAGCTGCTGCCTTAGCTGCTTCAGCAGCCTTCTTCTCTTCGTCAGTCATTTGTATTCTCCATAAAAAAGGGGAGCCGAAGCCCCCCCCAAATCAGTCAGTCAGTTAAAAGTTAAGTTGAGGCCGTCTTACCGAATACGTCAGCAACAACACCCAAACCCGCTTCGTTCTTTACACAAAGGGTCATCTCGCCAAGAACAACACCGGTTGTGGCGTCACTGTTCTTAGCGAGGTCCTTAACGTTGTGGATTTTGCGATAAGTGCCGATGTTGACCATTGACGGATCAAGCAAGTGAACGTTTCGTGCAACTGTCGTGTTCGTGCCTTGAACGCGGTTTGGTACGATCATCAACTTGCCAAAGTCACCCTCGTAAACGTCAGCCGTCGCAACAATCGTGTTAGACTTACCACCCGCTGTAGCGTAGCGGAATGAAGCAACGTTTGAGTCGCTCATAAACGTGGTGAATACAGTTTTCACATAAGGAGAGACCGACGCAATGCGGAGGTTGCCACCTGATTCGTAAACAGATTGCATTGTTGTATCCAACAGCGTCTTAGTGAAAGCTCGTTGAGTTCCGTTCGTTGCAGCAGCAGTCAGCCCTGTTCCAGAATTGTACCCACCATTAGCACCACTCGCCCCGCGAGATACGTTTGAAGTGTACCAAGTAGAAAGCGAACCCAGCTCTCTCGTCTCACCAGCAACAGATGCATTGGAGTCCAGTAGGGCAAATTCAACATCCTTGCGGATCTCAACGCCCTTTTTGAGCTTCTGGTGCTTAACCTTTTCAACCTTACCCGCGTTGTCTGATGCCTCTTGAGTATCGGACACGATCCAGGACTTACTGAAGATCTGCGTGTGGTTCTTAAGTCGAGACGGCGGAGTTGTGGCTGAGAACGAAAACTCGTTGCCTTCTGGGTGGATATTAGCGGCGGGCGTAGCAAGCACGTCCGTTTCCCAATTCGGCTCAACCGAAGAGATTTTGGTCTTCTTGATCATCGAGTAAATCGGGGTGTCCTCTGGAGTAATGCGTGACACTACATCAGATAGCGATTCTCGATTACCAACAGCATTGGCTGTGGTAAAGGTGTTAGCTAGCTTAGCCATTCGTTTAGTCCTTTAATGCTGGTCAATAAAAGTCCGTTTCCATTGCGTCTTCCATTGATCCTGAGTTGCGTAATCGCTTCATGGCATCAGATTGGCCCCGTCCAGGTCTTACCGCCTTTCCAGTCTTTGGCATTGGCTTGGCAACACGACGTTTAGCATTCTTCCGGTTCGCGTCGGATTTCATGCCAATAGCGGCAAAGTGAACGAGCTTTTTAACCCGGTGATCAAGCGACTGCTCAAACTCCTGGTCTGAAAAGCCGAATTCCTTAGCCGTCGCCTTGATGCTTTCGTTGAACTTATCGAGTTCGCCCGGCTTTCGAAGGAATGGCAAAACTTGGGTTAGCTTGCCATCTTCTATTCGCCGTGTTTGCTCGATCTCTTCAGTCCCTAATGCCTGATTGTCCGACAATGCGACTTCTTTTTGCCCCATAACCGCTCTAAGCTCGCCAAGCGCTTGGTTGCGCATGACTGTTTGATATTGATGCTCAGCAGGGTTAGTACGCAATAAAGAAATGTCTGGCTCAGGTGGCAGGATACTCTGCACAAAGCCCAAAATGCCATCATACGATGATTGTAGTTTGTTTAGTTCTTCGCCGTATTTACCCTTAAGCTCAGATACAGCCTTGCGTTCGTCAGCAAGCTCCATCGTCTTAGTGGTGTAATCCTGCTTTCTAAGGTAGCCGTCCGAAAGCTCTGCTAAGCTAACCTCTTGGCCGTCCTTTAACTGGATAACGGCTTCTTGCTCGTCGTCCTCCTCTTCGTCGCCTTGGCCGTCTTCTTCGGCTGGCTCCTCTGATTCTTCCTGAGCTTCCTCTTGACCAGTCTCTTCGTTGTCTTCCTCGTCCTCTAGATTGTCCGCGTGGGATTCCAGATCTCCAAAGTCGTCTTCAAAGATTTCACTGTCCTGGTTACCAAGATCAAATTCTTCTTCCATCTCTCAACTTTCCGTTGGTGGCCTCAAACACGAGGCTTAGGTTTCGGGTTGTCTTTGCCCTCTGCTAGAGAGGTAAGATCCCTCGTAATTTCTCTAATTGCTCTAACCTTAAGAACCGCGATATCGTGCTTATCTGAGCGCAGATCGTGACTATTGATTATAGCCTCTGTCGCGGTCTTCTCATGGTTAGCCAAAAGTGTGATTAAGTCGCTGTCAGCCAAAAGACGCTTCGCTGCGCCCACTGTTATTGGTCTTGTGGTAGAGTGCTGCATATTTGTATGCCATTTCATCGTCGTGTTTCTTGGTATCGAGCTGGATCTTCAGCACGTTGATCTCAAGGTCTTTTTCAGACTTAAGGGTCTCTATTGCGATAGCGTTCTGTTGGGCTGCATCTTGAACCTTAAGATCCGCAACCATTTGTGCGTTTTCAACCTGGGTTCTAGCGTCGGCCTTCATTTGCTCAATCTGAGTAGTCGCCATAAGCTTCATCTGGGCCTCAGATGGACCTTCTTGCTTAGGCGGTGCATTTGGATCTGGCTTCTTGAAGTAAGGTTCAACAGAAGGGAGGCCTAATAGCTCAACCATCTTCTCAAGCGTGTTGTAGAGCTGCTCCATGCCAACCAATGGATTTTCGGGGGCCGCTAACATGATTTCTTTTTGCATGTTGTACAGGGATAAAAGAGCCGTCTGGTCCTTCTCCTTGCTGCCTGCACCAAGACCAACGTTAATCTTTGCCTTGAGGTCGCTATCCCATTCACTAGGAGTAAATGAGCGCCAATCGCCTTTAATCTTGCTGTCAACGCTCCCTTCAGTGTGAGCAATGACTAGCTTAAGCAGGCCCTCAAAAGCTTTCTCAATGCCGCCTTCTGCCAATGTCGCGACCATCATTTCAGACTGAGACAAGCCAGCTTGATTGAGAATATTAGCCGTTGTCGCTGCCATTCCCTGGAATGCGTCAGGTGCTAAGCCCGCTGAATCATCAGTTACGCCCGTTACTTGCCTAACCTGATCAGAGATGAATTCCATCATGGGGAAAGACTTGTCAGCAACAAATGGAGTTACGCGCCATTGAACCGCGTCCTCTATTCTTGCCCCAGAGTTAAGCTCTATTGGCTCACCAATGCTTGGATTGATTACAGCCTCTGCGCCCTCTCTCGTTAATCGAGTGGGATCGTATGCGGCCTGCGGGTTGTTTGTGGCGTAAAGGTTATTAAGCGTCTCTCTCAGCAGAGTTGTATTAACTCGCTGATAAGGCACAACGTCCTCAGCAAGAGACCTACCTTCGAAGTTATGCGCTGTGCGTTCGATCACAACAGCGGAATAAGGAGCCTCTTCGACCTCCTCTTGCTCAAGGATTAAATGTGCGTCTTTGGTCTCTTCGCTGCTATTCTCAGCGATAACGATCTTGTGCGTTTCTGATATGCCATCATCATCAAGATCAAGTTTGACATAGACCTCATAGACAGCAACGACTTCTTCAGACTTCCCGCCTTCGTGGTTATAGTCTCCGGTGTGATCGTCGCCTTTTCGTTCTTCGTCGTCCCCTGTCTCATTTGTTTTAGAAAAGACGGGAATCGATTTGACGATCTCTTTGTCATAGCCGCGATTAACAAGCTCTGAGCGAGTGATATTAAGGCACTCACCGACCAAGGCTGACTCTTCAATCGATTTAGCTTCTGGCATGATAAGGAAGTTACCACGCTCAACAGCCTCAAGCTTAATGTCGGTCTTTGTGACTGATTGTGTCCACTGAGCACTATAAACATCTGGAACGCCTTCAACTGGCTCAACCTCTGTTATATCTGCGCCGTCTGCTTCAATGTCCGCCAGCATGTCAGCGGTGACTTCTTGGGAGAAGTGCTTTTGCTCTTTACTCTGATAGGCGGCCCATTTGAGAATGCCAGTCTTAACTACAGCGGCATCAAAGCAAGCGTCATAGATAGCCTGCTTGACGTTAGACTCTTTGACAACGACGTTGTTAACGTAGTCCGTGGCGTCTTTCGCCATCTGCTCAGTCTCAGGCCCAAGCGGCGCATAATCCACAATCTTCTGACCACGGATAAGATTGCGCTGTATGGACGGCATTATGTCTTTAATGACCGCCCGCACTTCATTAGTAACTGCCGCTGACTCTCCCTCATCTGTGGGCATGTCACTAAGGTCGCAATCGTAATACTTTAGCGCAGTATCTCGCTCTGCTTTCTGCTCTTCGCTGTGAGATTCCGCCTGTTTAATCAGATGGAATACGAGCCGACCAAGCTGGTCTTCATTTTCTATCTCGTTTTCCATTAAACTCTCTTTTTCGGCTTCCAAGCAGTCCGTGGCCGGTTAGTCGGCGCGATCTTGCTATCGACAAATGTCATAAATGCGTCTGCTGCGTGTGAGTGGTCGTCGTGTCGTGGGTGTGAGCGCCAAACACCAAGTTTTTCGTCCCAGTCTTTAGAATAGCTCTCCAAGTGCGCCAGACCTTCCGCCGTCGCTGCCTCGTCAAACTCACATTGTGGTAGTATCGTTCTCGCCGCCTCAATGGTGTTAACCTTATCAAGCGTTCTAGGGACCACTTCGAAGTTAAAACCCAGATCAAGAGCTATCTGGCGGATTGAATCAGCCATGACGCCCATTTGCCTGTGCTCTATGTCATGTGGGCCAAAGTGACGGCCAAACACTGCGCCATGGGTGACTGACCAAGCATTGAGCCACTTGATATAGTGAGCGATCCCTTCGCCTGAGCTTTCGTAGTATCCAATAAATCTGTGATTTCCGGCTATTAACTGATGAAGCCAAATCACCGTCATGTCATTCATGCCTAGATCCCAGAACGTATTAACCGGCGTCCTCGGGTCTATTGTGGCCTCTCCTATTCGGCCTCTTTCTCTCAGGCCGTGGATCTGCTTAGCGAAGTAAGCGCCGTCCCTAACCGCCTGGAATGCCTCTTCAGGGTCAGAAGGGTATTCCTTAAGCATGTCCTCGCCCTGCTCTAGCTTCTTTAGAGCGTACCAACGTTTCTGGCCTTCTGTCAGCTTAACGCCCCTTGTCGCCAGCTTCTCGAAGTATTCCTCATCCTTTGCAGTCAATGTAACAGGGCTATCTGTTGTGTATTCTGGAGCGTCAAACCAAGCGTAGAAATGAAGCTTCCACTCCATGTCGTGCGGCTCGCGATCAATGACCTTTTGAGCGCCCAACACTTTATCGTGAAAGTCGCCGCCTCTACCCTCAGCTGTGCTTTCAATGAAACCTAACTGCTTTTGAGCTAGGGTATTCAAAGCACCGGACTTAACCTCTTTGGCTTTGTCTGGCCTTTGTGCGCAGATCCTTCCGTATTCCGATATATGCAGAAAGTTCTTCGTTCCTGATCGAAGCGACACACCAACCTCAACCCAGCTACCATTATTGAAATGGATCTCTGAGGCGTTCTTTTTCTCAACGGGGCGGACACTCTTAAGCTCTTCAGGCAATTTCTTGTAAGCAAACTTAATGCGGTCCAAGAGGTTCGAGGAATTGTCTAAGCTATCAGCGATCAGGCCAGCTGCGAAGTTACTGTTGAACAAGCAGCAATCTAGAGCCAGCAACAGGATTAAGGTGCTAAACCCTAACTGTCTGGCCTTAAGCACAATGTTTAGATAGTGCAGATCGTCTAGAAGCTTCTCTTGAGCCTCGTTCATCTTGAACTTTACGACAGCGCCGTATTTGTCCTCAATGTAGTAAAGATTGTTAAGCCGCCACTTCCTGTTACTCCATAAAGCAACAAGCTCAGGCGTTACTTCACTTTGATCTAGTGGCACCGTCTACCTGGCCCATTAGGCTTAAAAGGCTATCTCCTGCCTCGTGGGTAACGTCAGCTTCAAGCTGTACCGCTTGCAGATCTGGTAAAACCTTGTTTAACAAAGCCTTAGCGCAACTAACTTGAGTGTTCGTCATCTCCACTTCACCATTAACGCACTTAACCATCCTATTGATAAGCTGAGCCGCTTGAATTTTGTTCCTTGTGTCCTGGTCGTGGAAAATAGCTTTCTTACGAGCCGCCATGTTTTATTCAGGCCTTAGCCTGCTCCTATTGAAAGGGTGGGTAAACGCAAAAGCCCCCGCTCAATTAAGGACGAGGGCATTTAACAGCCGGGGTGATGGCTGATCCCGCGCCACGAATAGCGAAGGGAGGATTAATTGCTGATCTTTCGGCTACCCGCATCAGTTACGAGTTAACAACATCAATTACGATGGAAGCCACTTAAGCACACCTTTGGTGAACATAGCAACTTAACTACTCCTTTTTGTAAACAATGTAAAGGCGGAACTGAATTTGAAGACTGGTGCAGATGGTAGAACACGGCGCTGCTCCTTCTTCTCGCAAAGCAATTGGAAGCGTTGTAGACATCCTGTCAACTCTAAAAGCTCACGGGCCTTATTTTTGGCTTCCGCCAGCTTTTCTTGAACAACTTCTTCGACATGAGCGTCGAAGTCCGGCTTATCCATAGTTTCAAATATTTCAGAGTTGGGCCATGTCCGCCCAGCAACAACCACTTCTCCGTCAGCATCTAATTCATCCCTAATACGCTGCTCAAAGTAATCCCA